AGTAGATGAATGTATTGCAATAGCCAAAAAATTTGGTGATGATATTGTAATAGGTAAGAATAGAGATAGAAATTATAATCCAAATCTAAAAGTAGTTAGAGAACTTAGTGGTTATGGTGTGGAGTTATGCTATGTGGTAGACCAAGATACAGATTGGACGGAAGGTATGAATTCAGAAGGTATTGGTTTAGTAAATTCGGCACTATTTGTAAAACGAGATGAGAAAGATTTTGATAAGGCTAAGAAAAAGAAGGCTATGTCTAAAGATGGAGTAAGAATTAGAGAAGCACTTTCTAAAACGACTTTAAAAGATGCTGTTGAATCACTTATAACATTTCATGGTGGTATTAAAGGACATACATTAATTAGTGATGGAAATAAATTAGTTGAAATAGAAAATACGAGTAGAGTTAAACCCGTAGTTAAAATACATGATTTAAAACAACCCGTAGTTAAGACAAATCACGGAATTTATCATCCAGAACAAGGATATAATAGGGGATCAGATAGACATTCTTCTGTAGTGAGATTGAATAATTCATTAGAGATATTAACTAAAGAAAAAGATTACAAGAAGGTATTTCCAGCGTTTTATAATCATAAACAAGAAGAAGGGCCTAAATTTGATTTAGTTAGAGCACAGAATAAACTCTGGACATCAAGTCAGTTAATGATGAATTTAAATAAAAGAGAAATGACTTTATATTTGATACCAGGAGCAGTTAAGTTTTTAGGAATTGAGAATACTCTACCCAATGATTATGAATCAAAACTTAAATTAAAAGTCCGTCAATATGAACATTCTCCAGGGGATAAATACGACACATATGTGACTACAGATAAGGCAGAGAAGAAAAGTGCAATTAAAGATACTGGAGTGACTGTTGAAAAACTTGAAAAAGGGCTTGACTTATATACTAAAAATGTTGTATATTCCCTTAGTGAGAAAGGTGAAGCCACATCCAATGTGATAGAAGAAAAATCAAAAATTAAAAAAGTCGTAGGTGTATACGGTGGACGGTTTCAGCCGTTTGGGCCCCACCATTTGAAAACCTACGAATGGTTAAAAAAACAAGTTGATGTAGCATATATCACTACATCTGATATAAAACAACCACCACGGCATCCAATGAATTTTAAAGAAAAAGTTCGTCATATGTCTAAAATGGGAGTGCCTAAAAATCGTATTATAAAAGAACGAACACCCTATGTTGCTAAAAACACATTAAAGAAATTTGATGAGGAAACAACTGCAGTAATCTACATATTTGGTGAAAAAGACGCTGATAGATTAACGGGTGGAGCATATTTTCAAGATTATAAATACGCAAAGAAACGAGATGATATGGTTGGATATGAGGAACACGGATACATTCATACAGCACCTCACGTTTCAATGAGAGTGGGGGGAATGGAAGTTAGTGGAACTTCTATGAGAGAACTTATTGGTTCACCAGAACATGAAAAGGATAGAGAAAAATTATTTAAAAAGATGTTTGGTTATTTTGATAAAGGAGTATTTCAAATGATGACCAATAAATTTAGTAAATTATATGAGGTATATGATAATTTTCTAATTAGTAATCCAGATATTATACCTAAATTATTAAAAGAAGTTGCTAATAGTGGTATGTTTCCTACGGATGACGGCCCACCAACATTTTATGATGGGTTTGAGGATTACAAACGAGTTACAAAAGGTTGGATTGAAAATATGTATTCTCATGAACAAATAAATGATACTGGTTGGGATTTATTGAGTTATATTATAAGTGATTCAGCAAAAGACCCAGGACTAGATTATACAACTGCAAAAAACATAGTTCCAGCAGTGGCATATGGTAAAAAAGGAACTGGAGCTTACGGTGAAAGATTTGGAAGGTCAAATCCAATAGAGGCGTATAAAGATAGAATAAAATTTATAATGAGTAGTTTGGGTTGGGAAGTTCTTAACTGGAATGGAATTACTCCCGATGGTAAAAACTATACAGGAGTAGAAGTTGAGGCACCTGTATCGGCAGGAGTTGATGAAGAAGAAGTTGGACAAAATACAGAAAGAGCAAAAAATCTTGATTTATCACCAATGGATAAATTTCATGGAAAGTATATTCCAGATGAAAATGAAGGACAATATAAAGATTTAGATTTAAAAGAATATGTAAATTTATTAGTTACAGATAAACAAGATAATGGAAAGGAGTTATTATTAATGGGTGGAGCCTATGGTCACATGAATCATCCCTTTGATGATAAAAGTTTGACATTTGGTGATTTAAAAAATATTATTACTTTGGGATTAGGTGGAAAACTTGATCGAGAAGATAATGTTACAGAGAAACTTGATGGTCAAAATTTAATGGTTAGTTGGAAAGATGGAAAATTAGTCACGGCCAGAAATAAAGGTCAACTAAAGAATTTTGGAGCAAATTCGATGGATGCGAGTGGAGTAGCATCTAAGTTTGCAGGTAGAGGTGATATTAGAGATGCCTTTGTATTTGCAATGAAAGATTTGGGGAAATCAATTGGTAGATTATCCGATGCACAAAAAGAAAAGATTTTTGGTAATGGTAAGAATTGGATGAATCTTGAAGTCATGTATCCAGCATCATCAAATGTAATCAATTATGATAAAGCAGAGATTGTATTTCACGGAGCATTAGAATATGATGATAGCGGGAAGGCAATTGGAGAACTTAAAGGTTCTGGACGAATGTTGGCAGGAATGATTAAACAAGTTAATCAACACGTACAAAAACATTATAAAATTGGTAAACCTCAATTTTTAACAGTATCTAAAGTACAAGATTTTGGAAAAAAGAAGGCAGGGTTTATCAATAGATTAAATAAATTACAAAAAGAATATGCATTAAAGGATAATGATACTTTATCTATGTATCATCAATCATTTTGGGAAGAATTTATCTTTAACGCAACAAAACAACATAGTGCAAAAATATCGAATAAAGTTTTGATTAATTTAACTAAAAGATGGGCGTTCTTTGATAAATCATATAAGATACCAACGATTAAAAAAGATTTGAAGAAATTTCCTGATTTTTTAGACTGGGTATTATCATTTGATAAAAATGACCAAACAGAAATGGTAAAACAGAATATGAAACCCTTTGAAGTTTTATTTTTTGATGTAGGTGCACAAATATTGAAGAATATTAGTGGATATTTAGCAGTTTCAGGAGATAGTACGGTACAAAAGATAAGAAGAGATGTAATTGCGGCAATAAAACAGGTAAAACGAGGTAAAGATGTTAAAAAGTTGGCTACGTTAAAACACCAACTTGAAAAATTAGAAGCAATTGGTGGATTATCTTCAATTGTTCCGTCAGAAGGCATAGTATTTAAGTATAAAGGTAATACTTATAAGTTTACAGGAAGTTTTGCACCCGTGAATCAAATTTTAGGGTTATTAAACTTTTAGAGGTTATTATGGGATATAGTAAAGAAAATCAAAGACAAAACGAAGCATTACAATCAATTCTTGATGGTGGGACACCAGAAAAACGAATAATGGTAGGATATCAAGGTAATAAAATAGAACTTACTGAAGCGGAGAAAGAAGAACGAAAAATTTCTTCAGAAAAGGCAGATGTATTAAAAGAAGCACGAATGCCGTGGTTTTGTCCAGAGTGTAATAAAATAATGAAAACTCGTTTAGATACTAAATTTTATTATTTACAAAGTAGGTGTTATGATTGTGTGGTAAAAGAAGAAACCAAGATGAGAATTGATGGTACTTATGAAGAATATGAAAAAACAAAAGTTAGAGAAAATAAACGGTCTTATATCAAAGATTTAAAACAAACCATAGAAGAGTGGAAAAATTCTCCAGACGCGGTCACATTTTTGAATCAGGTAAGAGCGGATGGTTATTCGGTAGATGAAGAAAAGTGGGGCGGAGATGATGGAGAAGAAATGAAAAAACTTTTAGAAGAAGCTGAAGATTATTTAAAAAACTTAGAAGAAACAATTTAATTGATATTTATATGTAGGTAAAACACAGTTAATTAGGAGATTTACAATGACACAAGATGAATTGCGTAATATAATCAGAACTGAGATTAAGGAAGTGATGAGCGAAGGTGAGTTAGAAGATTACAAACTTCCAGCACAGGCTGAAAGATATTTAAATAAAGCAGTTGATGCTATTAAAGGTGCTAATCTTAATCGAAAAAGACAAGTAGCAGCACTGGCAAGAATAGTTAAGGCGTTAAATTTGGATAAAAGTGATTTAATTAGATACTTTGCTAAAATTAAACGCGGACTTTAATGAGTAGGGACTCAATCAGGAAATTCTTTAAAAAGATTAATCCTGTTTGGATATTTACTTTTTTTCTGGGATTATCTCAACTATTATCTAAGATAAAAAAGAAGAAAATAGTAAAGATAGACAAAAAAATTAAAGATATAAAGAAAAAAAAGAAACAAATTAAGTCTGCCACTAAATCTGTTTCTAAAAAAAGTGATAATTTAAAGGCAAAGGCAGAAAAACTTGAAAAAGAAATAGAAGAAGTAAAAAAAGGTTCTTCTAAGGCAAAGAAAGTAAAAGATATTTCTGAGGCTGAAGATTTTTTAAGAGAATTTGCTAAGAAAAAATAATAGGAGATTAAAATGGCAATACCAGACAATTTAGCACTGGGTGATTATAATAAGGTAACAGAGGTGGCGTCAAGTACTACCTTTCATGCCACAGGTTCAAATTCTGGTGCGGGATTTATTGTTGAAAATGCTACAAATGTAGTAATACATTGTGCTAGTGGTGGAACATTAGATACGGATCAAATTACCACTAAAACACTTTATCCAATTGGTGTAAGGAAAGTAGTAATTGGTTCAACTGGTGTAGTTCACGTCCTACATAGATAATTAAAATAATTTTGACTAATGAAATGGATAATACATTTATTTTTAGTTGGTACTCTTTTCGGACAAATGACGCTGAGCGAAGAGGATGCTATAAATTTAACTAATAATATAAAAGATTTACAATTTGAAGTAGATAGTTTATCAAAAATAGTTTTGTATCAAGACAGCTTATTTGATATTTATAAGGGAAAATCAGTAGCTGATGATTCTTTGAAATTTTTATACGAATCTCAAATTAAATTATCTGATGAACAAATTAAGTTATTAGAAAAAAAAGTAAAATTAGTAAATCCGTCTTGGTATGAAAATAAATGGTTATATTTTGTCTATGGAGCAGGAATAGTTGGAATCCCCGCATATAATCTAGGTAAAGGTATTAACTGGCTTAAATAATGGATAATAAGAAAAATATAAAAAATGCAATAAAAAGAGAATTTGTTAAATGCGCAGAATCACCTGCATATTTTATGAAAAAATATTGTGTTATACAACATCCAATTAAAGGCAAAATTCCTTTTGCATTATATGATTTTCAAGAAAAAACTTTAGATGGTTTTGTACAGCACGATTATAATATACTTTTAAAGGCTCGTCAGTTAGGTATATCAACATTGACTGCAGGGTATTCTTTATGGATGATGACTTTTCATAATGATAAGAATATCTTGGTTATTGCTACAAAACAAGATACTGCAAAAAATCTCGTTACTAAAGTTCGTGTAATGCACGCAAATCTTCCAAGTTGGTTAAAGGCTAATTGTGTAGAAGATAATAAATTATCATTAAGATATAGAAATGGTTCTCAAATTAAGGCAATAGCAAGTTCAGAGGAAGCAGGTCGTTCAGAAGCACTATCCTTATTGGTGTTAGATGAGGCGGCGTTTATTCCTAAAATAGATACAATATGGACTGCCGCATCTCAAACTTTGGCATTGGGTGGCCAATGTATAGCATTATCTACACCAAACGGAGTAGGAAACTGGTTTCACAGAATTTGGGTTGATGCTGAAGATGGTACTAATGATTGGAATATGATTAGATTACATTGGACTATACATCCTGAAAGAGATGAGGAATGGAGAGGAGAACAAGATAAATTACTTGGGCCCTCAATGGCAGCACAAGAATGTGATTGTGACTTCATCACTTCAGGACAATCAGTAGTAGATGGTGTTATTTTAGAAGAATATAGAACCACTATGGTAAAAGACCCTGTGGAAAGACGAGGTATAGATAGTAATGTTTGGATATGGGAACAACCAAATTATACAAAAGATTATGTGGTGAGTGCAGATGTGAGTAGAGGTGATGCAACAGATTATTCTGCATTTCATGTTATGGAAGTAGAAGATTGTAAACAAGTAGCGGAATATAAAGGTAAGATTTCTACAAGGGATTTTGGTAACTTACTTGTAAATATATCTCAGGAATATAATAACGCATTATTGGTAATTGAAAATGCCACAATAGGGTGGGCAGCAATTCAACAAGTAATAGATAGAGAGTATGAAAATTTATTT